CGACTTCATGCATGCCTTCGACGCCTTCAAGGAGAGCAACGACCAGCGCCTCGCGCAGCTGGAGCGCCGCGCCTCCGCCGATATCGTCACCACCGACAAGGTCGACCGTCTCGACCGTGCGCTCGACGAGACCCGGCGCGTCGTCGACGACCTCGCGCTGAAGGCCGCGCGCCCCCACCTCGGCGGCCCCGGCGGCCACGGCCAGCGCTCCGCCGCCGCGCTCCGGCACAAGGCCGCCTTCGACGCCTACGTCCGTACCGGCGACGCCGCCGGCCTGCGCGACCTGGAGGCCAAGGCGCTCTCGGTCGGCTCCGATCCCGACGGCGGCTATCTCGTCAGCGAGGAGCTGGAAACTACCGTCAACCGCGGCGTCCGCAACATCTCGCCGATCCGCGCCATCGCCCAGATCCGCCGCGTCTCCGGCTCGGTCTACAAGAAGCCGTTCGCCATCAGCGATGCCGCCGCCGGCTGGATCGCGGAGACCGCCGCGCGCCCCGAGACCAACGCGCCCACCCTGGCCGAGCTCGCCTTCCCCACCATGGAGCTCTACGCCATGCCGGCCGCCACCTCGGCCCTCCTCGACGACGCCGCTGTCGACATCGACCAGTGGATCGCCGACGAGGTGCAGGGCAGCTTCGCCGAGCAGGAAGGCACCGCCTTCGTCACCGGCAACGGCACCGCCAGGCCGAAGGGCTTCCTCGACTATACCAAGGTCGACAACGCCTCCTGGAGCTGGGGCAACGTCGGCTACATCAAGACCGGCACCGCCGGCGCCTTCCCCGCCTCCAGTCCCGGCGACAAGCTGATCGACCTCGTCTACACGGTGAAGTCCGGCTACCGCGCCAACGGCACCTTCGTCCTCAACCGCGCCACGCAGGCCGTGATCCGCAAGATGAAGGATGGCGACGGCAACTACCTGTGGCAGCCCGCGGCGCGCGCCGGCGACGCCTCCACGCTGATGGGCTTCCCGGTCGCCGAGTCCGAGGACATGCCCAACATCGCCACCGACAGCTATTCGGTGGCCTTCGGCGACTTCCGCCGCGGCTACCTGATCGTCGACCGCGCCGGCATCCGCATCCTGCGCGACCCCTACAGCTCCAAGCCCTACGTGCTCTTCTACACGACCAAGCGCGTCGGCGGCGGCGTCCAGGACTTCGACGCCATCAAGCTCCTGCGGTTCTCCGTGTAACCCCTCCACCTGGCATCTGCTCTCCACCCCTCATCCCGGGAGCCGAGGCCGAAGGCCGAGGCTATCCGGGACCTCGTGCCGCGAGTCGCACCCCGCGAGATCCCGGATCGGAGACTGCTCGCGCAACCGCTCGCATCGCTCCGTCCGGGATGACGGGTGGACAGGTTTCGCCCAGCTGCGCGCCCCCTCCGCAGCCTCGGGCGACGCGAGCGGGACCGGGCTGCCCCCTCCCCGGCCTGGTCCCGCTCGCACCCGCCCACAATCTCGACGACTACTGCCTACTGCCCGCTGCCTGCTGCCCGCTCCGAAGGAGCCCAAATGCCCCTCATCCTCACCTCCGGCCCCGCCGTCGAGCCCGTTGCGCTCGCCGAGGCCAAGGCGCACCTGCGTGTCGACGGCACCGCCGAGGACACGCTGATCGCGAGCCTCGTCGTCACCTCGCGCCTGCACGTCGAGGCCGCCGCGGGCCTCGCCCTCGTCACCCAGAGCTGGTCCTGGCTGCGCGACGCCTGGCCCGCCGGCCCGGCGCTCGAGCTGCCGTTGCGGCCGGTCACGGGCATCGCGGCGGTGCGCATCTACGACGCCGGCGGCGCAGCCACCACGCTCGACCCCGCGACCTATCTCCTCGACGGCGCCGGCTCGCCCCCGCGCCTCGTGCGCAGCGGCGCGCTCGCCTGGCCGGTGCCGGGCCGCGCTGCCAACGGCGTCGAGGTCGCCTTCACTGCCGGCTACGGCGATGCCGCCGAGGATGTGCCGGCGCCGATCCGCCAGGCGGTCCTGCTACTCGTCGCCCACTGGTACGAGCACCGCTCCCCGCTCAAGGACGGCGCCCACGCCGCGCCCCTGCCCGACATGGTCTCGGAGCTGCTCGCGCCGTACCGGGCGATGCGGCTGTGAGGCCACCCAAGGCAATAGGGCAGTAAGGCAATGGGGCAATAGGGGCAGCATCCCGTTCGGCAGCTTACTGCCTTACTGCCCTATTGCCCTACTGCCTCACTTCACCATCCCACCACTCACCGCCCCACCATGAACATCGCCTCCCTCTGCGAGCGCCTCCTTCTGGAGCAGCCCGTCCGCACGCCCGACGGCGGCGGCGGCGCCTCCATCGCCTGGGAGACCGTCGCCGAGCTGTGGGCGCACGTGCGCCCGATCTCGGGCGAGGAGCGCCTGCGCCACGACCAGCTGGCCGGCCGCCTCACTCACGAGGTCTGGATCCGCTCCCGACCCGGCGTCGCGCCCGCGATGCGCTTCCGCCAGGGCGCCCGCATCCTAGAGATCGTCGCCGTCCTCTCCACCCCCAACCACGCCCATCTCAAATGCCTCTGCGAGGAGCGCCCGCTGTGAAAGTCACCGTCACGTCTTCGAGCTCCATCCCGGCCGCCCGCATTGCCCAGCGCATCCGCAGCGAGGCACTGTCGTCGCGCACCGTCGAGCGCTTCCGGCGCGAGCTGGAGGACGAACCGGCCACCGTCTCCTCGTCCGAGCGCGGCGACGAGGGCGAGGCGCGCCGCGACGCCCTGGAGCGCGCCGTCCGCCGCATCTGGGGCGCCACGCTGTGACGGTGTCAGGCCCTCCGGGTTTGACACCGAGGCAGTAGGCAATAGGCAGCAGCCGGTCCCAGGCGCTCGACCGACACTACCTACCGCCAATTGCCTATCGCCTCGACGCCAACGCCGCACGAGCCGCCACCCATGTCTCCCGCCTGGTCCCTCCAGCAATCCGTCTTCGCCGCCCTCGGCGCCGATGCGGCCCTCACCGCGCTCATCGGGCCGGGGCGCGTCTACGACGACGTGCCCCAGGGCACCCAGCTCCCCTACGTCACCCTCGGCCAGGCCGTCGCGCAGGACTGGTCGACGGGCAGCGGGGGCGGCACCGAGCACACCTTCACTGTGCACGTCTGGTCCGCCGCACGGGGCAAGAAGCAGGCGGACGAGATCCTGGACGCGGTCCGCGCCGCGCTGCACGACCAGCCGCTCGTCCTTACCGGCCACAGCCTGATCAACCTTCGCCACGAGCGCTCCGAGACGCGCCGCGATCTCGACGGCGAGACCGTGCACGGCACCGCCCGCTTCCGCGCCGTCACCGAGCCGTAGCGGCGGACCCTGCGGGTCCGCCAGGGCAGCAAGGCAGTAGGGCAATAAGGCAGCGCCCTATTACCCCTACTTCCCTACTGCCTTACGCCCCTACTGCCTCGTCTCCGCCCCATCCCCTCCACGCACTCCGGAGCCCCCCACACATGTCCGCCCAGAAAGGCAAAGACCTCCTCCTCAAAGTCGACAGCACCGGCGCCGGCGCGTTCGTCACGGTGGCCGGCCTGCGCTCGCGCTCGGTCGCCTTCAACAGCGAGACCGTGGACATCACGCACGCCGAATCCGCCGGCCAGTGGCGCGAGCTGCTCGCCGGCGCCGGCGCCAGGCACGCCAAGGTCACGGGCTCCGGCATCTTCAAGGACGCCGCCTCCGACGCGCTGGTCCGCGACTACGTGTTCAACGGCACGGTCCGCGCCTGGCAGGTGATCGTGCCCGACTTCGGCACCGTGGAAGGCCCGTTCCAGATCGCCGCCTTCGAGCTCAGCGGGCGCCACGACGGCGAGGTCGGCTTCGACCTCTCGCTGGAATCGGCGGGCGAGCTGACCTTCGCGCCCGCGTAGGGGTCAGACCCTGCGGGTCTGACCCCATGGCAGTAGGGCAATAGGGCAATAGACGGCAGAGCGCATCGACCCCTACTGCCCTACTGCCCTACTGCTTTACTGCCCTATCTCCAACCTCCCCACGAGCTCACCCATGGCCAACCCGCACCGCGGCGAGATCGAGGCGCGCCTCGACGGCCGGTCGTACACGCTGTGCCTCACGCTGGGCGCGCTCGCCGAGCTGGAGCACGCCTTCGGCAACGAGGACATGCTGGCGCTCGCCGAGCGCTTCCAATCGGGCCGCATCTCCGCGCGCGACGCGCAACGTATCCTCGGTGCGGGCCTGCGCGGCGCCGGCCACGACCTCCCCGACGAGGCGGTCGCCCGCATGCGGGCCGAGGGCGGCGCCGCCGGCTTCGTCGACATCGTCGCGCGCCTGCTCAACGCCACCTTCGGAGGTGTCAGCGGTGGGGTCGGACCCGCAGGGTCCGACCCCATGGCACACCCGGAAAAGGAGGCGCACGCAGCACCCGCCCCTTTCCCTGGCCCGACGTAATGGCCGCCGGCCTCGGCCTCCTGCGCCTGCGCCCCGCCGACCTCTGGTCCATGACCCCGAGGGAGCTCGACGCCGCCCTCCGCGGCCTGCTCGGCCCGTTCCACGCCGATCATCCTCTAACCCGCGCGGCGCTCGACACATTGATATCGCGCTACCCCGACAAGCGGTGAGACGGTGAGTGGTGAGACGGTGAGTTTGGCGCAGAGCGAGTGGAGCGGGCGGGGGATGAACAACTACGACTACTTACATTGATCGGCTCTCCCCAGCTCCGCTTGCACGGCTCGCAGGCTGTAACGTTGCCTGATGTGCATCCCCCGCCGGAGCCGCGCATGCGGCCCTAAACTCACCGTCTCACCGTCTCACCGTCTCACCATCTCGCCACTCACCATCTCACCACCATGCCCGACGACCTCACCCCCACCCTCACCGTCACCATCGACGCGGACACGCGGCCGTTGGAGGCCCGGCTGGCCGATGTCTCCAAGGCCGGCGCGCGCTTCTCCAGCGCGCTCTCGCAGTCGTTTGTGGACCTCGCCCTCAAGGGCAGGGGCCTCGGCGACGTGCTGCGCTCGCTCGCCCTGCGCCTCTCCGAGATCGCGCTCAAGGCGGCCTTCAAGCCGCTCACCGACGCCATCGGCGGCTCCCTCGCCGGCCTCGTCGCCGGCACCGCTTTCGCGCGCGGCGGCGCCATCCGCCAGGGCGTCCCGGTTCCGTTCGCCGAGGGCGGCGTGATCGCGAGCCCCATCGCCTTCCCGCTCGCCGGCAACCGCTCAGGGCTCGCCGGCGAGCGCGGCCCAGAGGCGATCCTGCCGCTCGCCCGCGGCCCCGACGGCAGCCTCGGCGTGCGCGCGGAGACCGGCGCTGCCATCAGCGTCACCTTCAACGTCGCCACACCCGACGTGGAAAGCTTCCGCCGCTCCGAGACCCAGCTCGCCGCCCTCCTCGCCCGCGCCGTCGCGCAGGGCCAACGCAATTTGTAGGTTGGGTCAGGGCCGAAGACCCGTAACCCAACATTCCGAGTGCACACCCTGTCATGTTGGGTTACGCGCTCCGCGCCAACCCAACCTACGATGCCACCATGTTCCACGAGACCCGCTTCCCCACCGCCATCTCGCGCGCCTCCCATGGCGGCCCGGAACGCCGCACCGACGTGGTGGTGCTGGGCTCGGGCGCCGAGGAGCGCAACGCGCGCTGGGCGGATTCGCGCCGCAGCTACAACGCAGGCTGGGGCGTGAAGTCCCTCGACGACCTCCACGCCGTGATCGCCTTCTTCGAGGAGCGCCGCGGGCGCTTGCATGGCTTCCGCTGGCGCGACCCCGTCGACTTCAAGTCGTGCCCGCCCGAGGGCGCGCCCACCGCCTTTGACCAGCAGATCGGCATGGGCGACGGCATCACCGCCGGCTTCCAGCTTGCCAAGACCTACGGTTCCGCCTTCAATCCGTGGACCCGCAAGATCGCCAAGCCCGTCGAAGGCACCGTGCTCGTCGCCGTCGGCGGCGCGATCCAAACGCCCGGCCTCGCCTACACCGTCGACCACGCCACCGGCATCGTCGCCTTCGAGCCCGGCCACATCCCCGCCGCGGACCAGCCCGTCACCGCCGGCTTCGAGTTCGACGTCCCCGTCCGCTTCGACACCGACCGCCTCGAGATCGACCTGCAGGGCTTCCGCCACGGCGCCATCCCGTCGATCCCCATCGTGGAAATCCGCCTCTAACAAGTGAGATGGTGAGTGGTGAGATGGCGAGTTTGGCGCGTAGCGAGTGCGCTGCGCGGGAGCTGAACACGAGCGAACCGAAGATACGCAGCCGCCGTGGCTTGCTCCGCCCTGTGTGCCTCATGTCGGCACGGTCGCTGGTGACAGCCGCACCGAGCATAGGACCGGACTGCGCCGCGCGCCGAACGCACCTCTCCAACCTCCTTTTCACCCCCCCACCCGAGCCGGTCACTCCAACCGATACTCACCATCTCACCACTCACCATCTCACCATGAAGTCTCTCCCCCCACTCCTCCAGTCCCACCTCGCCACCGGCACCACCACGCTGGCCTGGTGCTGGCGCATCACGCGCGCCGACAACACCCGCTTCGGCTTCACCGACCACGACCGCGACCTTGCGTTCGACGTCACCGTCTTCGAGGCCGCCACCGGCTTCACGGCCAGCGAGATCAAGGACGCCCTCGGCCTCTCGGTCGACAACCTCGAGGTCTCCTCTGCGCTCAAATCGGACCGGCTCAACGAGGACGACCTCGCCGCCGGGCTCTTCGACGACGCCGCGGTCGAGATCTGGCGCGTCAACTGGGCGGACACCGATCAGCGCGTGCTGATGCGCGCCGGCAGCCTCGGCGAGGTGCGCCGCTCGGGCCTGGCCTTCGCGGCGGAGGTGCGCGGTCTCGCCCACTACCTCAACCAGCCCAAGGGCCGGCTCTACCAGTCGGGCTGCGATGCCGACCTCGGCGACGCCCGCTGCGGCATCGATCTCGACAACCCCGCGTTCCGCGGCACCGGCACCGTCCTCTCCGCCGCCAGCCCGCGCCTCTTCACCGCCTCGGGTCTTTCCGCTTTCGCCGCCGGCTGGTTCGCGCGCGGCCTCGTCACCTTCACCTCCGGCGCCAACGCCGGCCGCTTCCAGGAGGTGAAGCGCCACACCCTCTCTGGCAGTGACGCCAGCATCGAGCTGTGGCAGCCGATGGCGCAACCTATCGCGGCGATCGACACCTTCACCATCAGCGCCGGCTGCGACAAGCAGCTCGCGACCTGCCGCGCCAAGTTCGCCAACGCCGTCAATTTCCGCGGCTTCCCCCACATGCCCGGCCCCGACTACGTCCTCGCCGTGGCCAAGCCGGGCGAGCCGGTGCGAAGCGGGCGAACGTAGGTTGGGTCAGGGCCGAAGGCCCGTAACCCGACATTGGTTATGCACTTGCGACGAGTTGGGTTACGCGCTTCCGCGCTAGCCCAACCTACAGCTACCCCATCCCATGCGCCCTCACATCGTCCGCATCGCGCGCACCTGGCTCGGTACGCCCTACCACCACCAGGCCAGCCTCAAGGGCGTCGGCACGGACTGCGTCGGCCTCGTGCGCGGTGTCTGGCGCGAGCTCTACGGCTCCGAGCCGCAGGCGCTCCCCGCCTACACCCGCGACTGGGCCGAGGGCGGCGGCCGCGAGACCCTCATCGAAGCCGCCCGCCGCCACCTCGCCGAGATCCGCCCCTGCGAAGCCCAGCCCGGTGACGTCCTCGTCTTCCGCTGGCGCCGCGGCGCGCCGGCCAAGCACTGCGCCATCCTCTCCGCGGTGCTCCCTCTCCCCGCTTGCGGGGAGAGGGCTGGGGTGAGGGGCAGCCACATGGGAGCCCCTATCGGCAGTGCCTCCATGATCCACGCGCTGGAAGGCGCGCCCGTCTCCGAGGTCCCCCTCTCTCCCTGGTGGCGCCGCCATCTCGCCGGCGCGTTCCAGTTTCCGGTGGGGTCAGACCCTGCGGGTCTGACCCCATTCGCTATCGCTCGACCCAACCTGCGGGCCAAGGATATGATGCACCCGAATGGCCGCACACCGGCCGCTCTGCGGGATATCGAAGCCACCGGCGCCCACTCAGCAGGAGGGCCATCCTGTCACGCAAGCGCACCGACGCCGATCGCTTCTCAGAGCTGCTGAATAGCGGCGAGCTTCACAGCCGGATCGTCCGGGACGTGGCCGAGCTCGAAACCCTGCTCGACGAGATCATCGCCGCCTACTTCACGACCTCCAGCCGCTCGCCGGCCTTCACCGAGCTGGTCCTGAGCAAGCTGTCCGCCTGGGCCAAAGTCTCCGTCGTCGAGCGCCTCCCCTACAAACGTCGCCCGCGATCCTTGAGGCATATCGAGACGCTCAAAGACATCATTCAGGCCCGGAACTTCGTCGCCCACACGCACTACCTGCCGCCGGGCGAGCTCCCGGCGCGCGTGCAGCCCTGGCTCTACCTGCTGTCGGATTACCCGACGGGCTATGAGGCCCACATAAGGTCGATCAAGCGAATGTTCCGCAGTCTGCGGCGCGCGCGCGACATCGCCAACACGTGCACGCGCCGCCCGTCTTTGGACACCGCCCTCGATGATTAGCCAGTCTGAACCTCGACGGTGCCGTCAATCGCCAACGGTAGGCACACAAAAGTCAGGCATTCTGAGATTGTCCCCAGGCCAGGCTATAGGCTTCGAGCCCGGTGCGGTGCTCGCTGCCTAGGTCTCAACCCACCCCCCACCACCTCACCCACCCCATGGCCACCCTCGCCCTCGCCGTCGCCGGCGCCGCGGCGGGCAGCGCGCTGCTGCCTGCCGGCGTCACCATCCTCGGCGCCACCCTGACGGGCGCGACCATCGGAGCCCAGGTTGGCGCGCTCGCGGGCTCGTTCGTCGACCGCGCCCTGCTCGGCGCCTCCGGCCAGTCGCGCGCCCTGCAAGGCCCGCGCCTGACCGAGCTGCGCATCACCGGCTCCTCCGAGGGCGCACCGATCCCGCGCCTCTACGGCCGCGCGCGCCTCGGCGGCCAGCTGATCTGGGCCACCGACTTCGAGGAGGAGGTGGTCACCAGCTCGCAGAGCGGCGGCGGCAAGGGCGGCGCGCTGGCGCCCAAAACCAAGACGACGGAGTACCGCTATTACGCCAGCTTCGCCATCGCTCTCGCCGAAGGCGAGATCGCGAGCATCGGCCGGGTGTGGGCCGACGGCGTCGAGCTCGACCTCTCCACCGTCACGTACCGCCTCCACACCGGCAGCGAGACCCAGGCGCCCGACAGCCTGATCGCCGCCCGCGAGGGCGCCGACGCCGCGCCCGCCTACCGCGGCACCGCCTACGTCGTCCTCGAGCGCCTGGCGCTCGCCGGCTTCGGCAACCGCATCCCGCAGCTCTCCTTCGAGGTGCTCCGCGCCGTCGACGACTTCGCCGGGCGCATTCGCGCCGTCACGCTGATCCCGGGCGCGGGCGAGTTCGCCTACGCCCAGGTGCCTGTGGTGCGCAAGCTCGGGGCCGCTGGCAACGTCGCGGAGAACGTGCACACCCGCCAGGGCACCGACATGGGCGGCACCGACTGGGCCGTCGCCATCGACCAGCTGCAAGCGACGCTCCCCAACGTCGCCGCCGTGAGCCTGATCGTCGGCTGGTTCGGCACCGACCTCCGCGCCGGCCAGTGCGCGGTCCTCCCCGGCGTCGACTCCGCCGACAAGGTCACCGCGCCCTTGACGTGGAGCGTCGCCGGCCTCGACCGCGACCAGGCCCACCTCGTCAGCCAGATCGACGGCCGCGCCGCCTACGGCGGCACGCCGTCCGATGCCACCGTGATCGCCGCCATCCAGGACCTGAAGG